GCCTTATAATCCAGCGCATACGCCCCCGCCATACTGACGCGCCACTGACCGCAGACCGACGAAAACAACTGCACAGCCTCCCAATTGTTCGGCCACACATCCACCTCATCCGCCGTCAATTCATCCGCATCAAATCCAAAGAATCCCAACGACGAGACCGTCTTCTCGTCGTCAGAAAACATTGCACGGACGGCGGCAATCAGTTTTTTTCGCGCGCGCCGTTATACGCCTGATAGAACGCACTGAGGATTTCCACACCCGCAGACGGATATTCATCCAGCAGATACGCCACATTTTCAGCATTGAATTCATCCTCGAAGCCCCAAGACTTCGCAATTTTCAACACCAAATCAGCATCGATCAGGTCTTTGCGGTCACAATCATCCCCAAACTCAGCCATCGCCTTACGGCTCATCCAAACAAACTCAAATTCCACCGCAATAGGCTCGCCGGCAGGAGTCGGAATCTTTACTTCAGTTTTAAAAGTCGCCGCATGCGCCAATTTCAATTTAGACATCACAATTTCCCAAAAAAAGACCGCCCCGAAGGGCGGCAAAGTTACACAAGTCCCCCAAAGAGACCAGACGAAATTACAAATAACGGTTAAACAAACCGGACAGCGAATACGTCATATTGACCGCCATCACCTCGTTACGCACAAGTTGCGGCATCGGACTCATACTCACATAGCCGTTGTACACGACAACAGACTTGTTTTTCAGAATAACACGCATCGGCGTCAGCTTACCGCTGTCGCTTGCCGCCTGCGCCGCCTTATAGCCGGGCAAACTCGGGTCATCAGCAATTTTGAACGTCATCGAATACGCAGATTGGGTCGTCGGCAGCTTACGCTCGAAGTCCTCTTCCAAGAAGCCGAACTCAGTGAACTGCTGCTCGCCGCCCGAACTTGACACTTCCATAATCTGCGTAACCTGCTGCCACGCTTCCACCTTCTGAAAACTGCCCGCGCCAGAACCCGCAGGGAACTTATTCAAATCGCGCGTATCGATGCCATCCAGTTTAAAACTGTTCGCATCAACGCTCGTTACACGGAAGACACGTTCATTCAAAACGCCCCAACCGGACAGCAAAGCCACATAATCACCATTTTGCAAACCATGCGCCGTAGCAGTACAAACCGCCTCAGCCTCATTAGAGATTGCCGTGACCTTCTTCTCAGCCACCAGCTTCGTAGCAATCTGCACGATCGAACCATTAGCCAAAGTTACAGCCATATCAAAATCCTTTAAAAACCAAACAAAAAAAGACCGTCCAAACAGACAGCCACCAATAAAAACCACCTAATCGGCAATCACAAAAACAAAATCCTGCACCATCCCGCGCCGACCATCGTCCAAAACAACCGCATCCGCCGCCGACAGCGCATAACCTTCCAACGAATCCAACACCGACCGCTCCACCGCGCGGCTCTTCTCCACCGCGCCCAAACGGTCAACATCCCACACCGACACCGAGAAACGCACCTCATACCCGTCATCGTTATGGTCTAAAAACAAACAACCCGCGCCGCCGACCCGCTGCACAATCACCAACGGAAATTCCGCCTCCTCCGGCGCAAAATCATGGTAAACATCCACATCAGGCAGAACACGGCTAATCGCATCAATCAGAGATTCTTCCACGCACCACCTCCAACACAGCCTCCAACATCACAGCCTCCATCCGCGCACCCTGAATCTTCAAAGCACGAGACAAAAAAGGACGCGGCGCAATCGACTTACCATTTTTCCGACGCACCCCGTTATGCACCATATACCCATAAGGCACAGCCCGAAGCGCGCCGCCCTCATATCGCCCGCGATTCCCCTCACGGTCACGCCAGCCGACCTGATAAACTGCCCGCCGACCTTCGACCGAATCCGACTTATCATAAAAAGCAAAAACCGAGCGTCTCAAATCGCCCGGCTCAAAATCATATCGCCGCTTACTCCCATCAGCATTTCGGCTGCCCTTACTATAAAAATAATGCCGCTTATGATGGCGCGGAGCCTGAATCTTAATTTCCTCGCGCAACAAGTTCACACCCTGAAACGCCGCCCAGCGCAGCTTCTCGCCCACCGCCTCCGGCAAACTCTCAAACCGCGCAATCGCGTCCGAAAAATCAGCATCAATGTCAACTTTCATCAGGCAGGCTCTCACACGTCAAATCCAAAAACTCACGCCGGCGCAAATCAGGGATGACCGCGCGAATCACATAAATCCCATTCTCAGTCTTGACGCGCATATCAGCAGAAATACCCGTTCGCCAGCGAATCCGCACAGAAGCGCGTACCGAAGCCGTCAACACATCATTCCGCATCGTCTCCGAACCTGACACATGGCGCACATCAGCCCACAATTTAGCCAACGGCCGCCAAACCGACACCGTCGCACCCGACTTGTCCTTTTCCTTCACGCGTTGGAGAATCTCCACACGGTGACGCAACTGCCCAGCATTCATACCTGCTCCCAACAAAAAGGCCGTCTCAATTTCAGACGGCCTTCGATAAAAATTAATTACTTGGTAATTTCATTAAAAACATGCCCCAAGGCTTCAAGCTCCTCGGGCGTCATCTGAAATTCATCGTTACAGATTCGATATTCGATTCTTGACGCACCCGCCAATTTTTTAAACGAGTCAAACGCAAAATAAGAGGAAACACCTTCATTGACATGGACGTGCGGGCTTCTTTCTACTTGGCTTTTATATTCTGCATGGAGAGGCTTCACAATCTCTCCATCCGCCAGCCAATCGACAGAATGGCAACGCAAGTATTTATGCTCTCTAAAATCACTGTTGATATTAATTACACCGACTGGCTTTTTGTCATCAGGCTTTTTAGACGAATGAAAAATCTTATTAAACTGTTTACCGTTTGCATATCTGCCTATACTGTCATAGTACACCTTCATCCAAGCAACACTCTTTTGCCCTGTAAACTTATCTATTTCTGATTTAAAAACAGGCTGCTCCACGTTACTTTTAATTTGCTGATGTTGCTGATTTATCGCACCGCAACCGGACAAGGCAAAACCCAAACAAAGTAAAACCAATTTATTCATTTTCATCAAATCCAGTCAAAATAAAGAAGCTGAATGTTATCCTTTTGTAAATTTCTTGACAAGCATTTTCTTTTTGCCTTACATTCCCGTTCACGAGGCGTCGAAAACCTCTTAGCAAACGGCATTCACCCCGTCAGCGTGAATTTTTTACGTCCATCAGATTCTTTGGTTTCCTTTATTGTTTGTTTTGATACCACCGAAGTTTCCTATGGTCGGGAGGGCTGCGAATACAAGACCCGCTTTCAGCGGGGAATAAGCACGGCCCATTTGCTAGGGTTTTCGAACCTCCCGACCGCCCTTTTCGGGCAACTTCGAATGTATAGCAAAGGAAACTTCATCATGAACCAAGTTCAAAACATCTCTTTCCACGGCCAAACCGTATCCGTTTTTTTCCCAAAACAACCAACACTACGTCGCCATGAAGCCGATCGTTGAAAATATCGGCTTGGATTGGGTTTCACAACATAAAAAAATCCAACGCAGCGAAATCTTAAATTCAACTATGGTCATGATGACCATAGTTGCAGAAGACGGCAAAAAGCGTGAAATGCTCTGTCTGCCATTAGACTACCTCAACGGCTGGCTTTTCGGCGTGGACGCGCGGCGCGTCAAACCCGAAATCCGCGAACGCCTGCTCACTTACCAACGCGAATGTTTCCGCGTACTCAACAACCACTTCAACCAACCCAAACAAACCATCAAGCTCCCTGCGCCGGCAAATGCCGATATTTTGGCAACCCGGGCAGAAATGCACAGTATCCTGAACGCGATTCAAGCCGCATCGACCAGCTCATTCGTCGATACCTACGGAAGCTGGGACGCGAAAATCAGAGGCATGGTCGGAAACCGCCTCCATGATTTGGACTTTTACCAACTCTCATCGCTGATACAAAAACTCATCAAAGAATTACCCAAATACATCTTGGAAAAACACCCCGAAATCCTAAGACGGATTAAAGAAGAACGCTACGACCTAAACAGGCCGTCCGAAAAACCTTTAGATGCCAAACCAAAAACCGACCCATCCGCCAGAGACGATTTCCTGATCGAACTGACCGACCGCTACAAATCAAAAATCGCCGGTCTGTTTATCCGAACCAGCGAAGATTCGTCGGACAAAGAGCAAAAAGACATCTTGGAAGACGCAGGGATTCAAATCTCAAACTTAGCCTCCCTTGTCAACACGGCCTACCGCAACCGCTTCAACGAAAGTGAAAACCGCAACATAAGCACTTATGAATTCAACCAAGCCATGTCAGAATTAACCGCTCTGCAATGTATCATCACCGACCTCATCATTGACTTTTAGCAAAAAGGCCGTCTGAAAATCAGGCGGCCTCTTTAATTTCCACAGGGTAAAACACCGAAATCCCACGATAAAAACGCTCATCGACCAAACCCTCGTCGCAAAGCGCGCTGATATCGTTTCGCGCAAAAATCCACCCACTCCAACGCCATTTGCCAAACACCTCATTAGCAACAGCCGTCGCCGTACAACCCGGATTGTTTCGGATATACGCCAAAACCGCTTTCTTATTCGAAGTTTCCATAATCTGTAATGTGTAAAATCAAAAAACCGCCCGAAATCTGCCGTTCGGACGGTTTTTTATCTTGGCTCGCACTCAAATAGACAGCCGCAAGCCTTAGCTGCACCCAAAGAAGTCGGGCAACGCCGTATCAAGCCCTAATCAGAATCAAATAAAGCAGAAGAGCGTTTTGGGGCGTACGGTTTACGCTTAACCGTCATAGATTAAAATTCAGACACCCATCACCCGATAAGGCTGGATCAAATGTCTAAACGCAGCAGGAACCCCCGAATCCTGAGAAACAGACTCACGCTCGGCATACCATGAAGCAATCAGAATCAACATTGCCTGATTGACAGCAGCCGTATAGTGCATCCCTCTAGGGTCGTCGGCAGGAATATCGACACCCGCCTCATACCAATTTCGCCCCGTGTACACCTTCAAAGTTTCAGCGGCGGCAAATCGGTATTGTTCCAGTAGCTCGTCCTCTTCATCGCCATCAATGCGGCATTGAAGCCGGATTTGCTCAATCGTTACCATTTTCAGACTGACCGTCTAATTCGTTTTGAACAACAACTTCAGGCTGAACAACGGCTTCAGGCTGGACAGCGACTTCAGACGGATTCACATCATCAGCCTTATTCTTAGGCGCATTGCCCTTAGCCTTGCGACCTGTTTTTTTCTCAGGCTCAGGATTATTGTCATCTTCCGAAGATTCCGCTTCGGCAATCAGACCAAGTTCAATCAAATGCGCCGCGTCAGCTTCCAACATCTCGCGCTTGTCACCGACCCAATACTGCTTATCGCCGTAATGCTGTTCCAAAACAACATAGGTTTTCATATTGACCTCCAAATAAAAAAAGTCGTCTGAAATTCAGACGACCTTGCCCAAAATTACACCTTAGCCGCCAAAGTGCCTTTAATAAAGGATTCGGGGCGGTAAACGGCCAAAGCCAAACGCTCGTAGCATTTGAATGTAACCAGATTTTTTTCAAAATCATCTTTGTTTTCAAATGCCACATCAACGCCGACTTCCTCGCGGTCAAACAATTGCGCGCCCATTTTAAACGCACCGGCAAGGAAAGTACCAGCCGCCAGCGCAGTCGTTTCCACAATCGGCAAACGCCACAGCATCGGCGTCGCGCCATTCTGTGGATTGCCAATCAACATACGGCCGGTAGTGTCTTTTTCCAGTTCCAGCTTTGCCCAGTCAATCGGATTCAATACGATACCCGTTGCCGGATATTGGGCAAGCGTTGCTTGGAGCATGGCAAGGCGCAATTGGTCGATAATTGTATATTTCGCCAAACTCGCAGGGTCTGCAAAAGCCGAAGCCTGCGGCAAAATACCCTTCAGATTATTGCCGGAACCGTCGCCATTGAGCAATTGACGGTCTTCCACTTCTTTCAAGCCGTAAACCAAACGGTTATTGACGAAAGATTCCAATTGCGGCGCATCGGCAAGAATATTTTTACTCGCCTTCATCAAATGGCCAATGGTTCGGACAGTCGTATGGACTTCGTCAAATTTCAAATCGGAATAGTCGAATGCTTCGCCCTCGGCTTTCGATGCCGTCGCATTGGTGAAACCGGTTTCACGCACATAGGACACCGTATTGCTGGAAGTTCGACCTTGAGTCAGCAAATCACGAATCGACAAACGACGCTGAGGCATCGCCAAAATACCGTCACGGCGGTCAGGTACAACCAACGCTCCCGCGCTGCCGGCTGCATCAGTAGTCAGGCTTGTAATAGTAGCCTTCATGTTTACACGGGCAGTATGTCCGGAGCTTGTAGATTCCAAAACAGTTTTAATACCTTCATCAGAGGCAAGCTCCGAACCGAGCGTCTTGACCGCATCAGGCTCGTTTCCGCTTGAACGGGCGTTTTTCTGTTCAAGCTCGGAAAGACGGGCTGACATTTCGTTCATTTTAATCAACGCTTCGTCTGCCTGTTCCTTCATGGACGTGAATTGCGTTTCGCCTTTTTCCATACGGCCTTTGATTTCCTCACCCAACGCCTGAACGTCGTCTTTAGCTTTGGCAAATTCCGCCACCAATTCTTTCAAATTTTCACTCATTACTTGCTACCTTTCAAAATATTCAAAGCAGATTCAATTTCTTTTGCTTCAGTATCATCCGCATCGCGCAGAAGTTGACGCAAACCGTGCGAAGCAATGGCGACAGATTGCGATTTTGAAAACCCTGCATCACGCAGGAACTTTTCGAATTCAGGAAGCGTAGGAAGCCCGCCACCGGAAAGGGCCGATTTCACACTATCGACCGTAGCCTCCTCATTCGCGGGGAACGTGACGACCGAAACCTCCCACAAATCCAATTCAAGAAGGTTAGTGACCTTCTCGACATGGTCTTGCTCAATTAAAATTTCACGATAACCGATGGACATCCCGCCCAACACCTTTTCCTTCAGCAGCGCATAAGCCGCGCGCGCCTGCGGAATATCGTCAATCAACAGACGGCCTTCCACAAACAACCCCTTTTCGTCCTCCACCATCTTAGTGAAGACCCCAATCGGTTCACGGCGGTCGTGCTGCCACAACAACGGCGGCAGACGGCCCTTTTTCGCCCATT